CTCAATCTCGACTTTGTTAATTGAATGCGTGTCGTAGACAGTAAATTTGTTGGAGTACCACTCCTCTTTGGTCGCTGCTTGAAAATAGAGCTCACTAAACAAATTGACACCACTGGGTGTTCCAATGAACAGGGCAAAACCATTTCGATCGGCCAGTGTTGGCTGCAACACTTCGTACCAGGTATCGGGGTCGATGTTTGCAACCTCGTCGATCACCACCCCGTCTAGCCGAACGCCTCGCATGGCTGAGTCGTTATCGGCTCCGAAAATGCGTAAGACGCAACCATTGTGTTTAAAGGTGACCGACAACTCAGACTCATTGATGGTGACTGCATCGAAGTCACGCAATGGTTTAAGTCGCGTCTTAACACGCGCCCAGGCAATCGCTTTGGCTTGTTTTAGAAAAGGTGCGACGTAGAAGAACAGGCCCAGCTCTTGATTGAACCGTAGACAATGGTCCAAGAGCTCCATGATGGCCAGCTCAGTTTTGCCAGCACGACGGTGAAGTGCTAAGACAGTGAATCGCTTACGGTTTTGGTGACACGACTTTTGCCAATCGCGTGGGTAATAACCCAGGCTGACATGATGATTACCTGTCAATGCCAGAGCTCACAGTGAGTTGGATGTTGCCTGACTGCTCTATTCGGTCAGTGAATAGTTTTAAGTGCTTACCCAACAGCTCGTTTGCTCGCAGCGCATTAGACGTGTCGTCCATGTCTTCTGCTTTTTGAGCGAGCCTAGCAATGTTGGCCAGAATATCGTCACCGGTTAAATTGATTTTTTTAGCGCGCCGATCCATGCCGGCTTGCACGGCTTCGATGATTTCAGGTTTTTTCAGGTTTTCTTCACCAATGGAATACGATGTCTTTGCGCTGTAACCTGCTCGAATGGCCGCCTGAGTAGCGTTCAGATCAATTAGGTACTCGCGCACAAACATTTGTTGTTTGGGCGTCAAGGGCCGTTTAAGGGCTTTCTTTGGGTTAATTAATTTCATTGAGTCAGACGCAATATCGTTAAACATCACTATCGACCTCGAGCGTTTTAAAACCGAACGGTGTTTGAGCTCTCCTCGCATACTGACAAATGCTCGCAATCGTTTGCTTGGAGACGTTGTACATTTTGGCGAGCTGCTGATAACTCAGGTCATGGTCTTCATGCAGGTCACGAAACCGATCAACCTGCTCATCAGACAAGTTGGCCCTGTGATGATTCTCACCAACGCGTCGACCCTTCTCATTGATTGCCACGTACCGTTTCATACGCTCTACCCGTTGAGTATTAGCCATTATGATACGTTAATCTCAACACTGGCCGCCGCAGGAAACACGCTGATCGTGACCTTGCCACCCTCCACCGGCTTACCCCACTGCAACATTAGCCGCCTGATCTGATGGTCATCCTGCCAAAGCCTGGCCTTGGTCAAACTGTCACTAACGACCTTCCAGGCATTGTCCAAATCCCGCCTGCGCTTGTCCGGTGGACGCAAGGTGCACATCACAAACAACTCAGAGTCTAAGTTCAACATTTTGGCTTCAGTAGCCACCTGCCACCGAACGTGCTCGTAGTAGCGCCTCGCATCCGGCGTCAAATACGTATGCCCTGCTTTGGTCTTCTTCCACATATGGTTGCCAGACGGCGGATAAGGCAACGTGATATCGACTTCAAAAAACTCCATAAAAACCTCCTCGTTTTAACCTGTTGTCCCACCCGCGTCCCACCCTGTCCCCCTCTATATAGAGGGTGGGACAGTGGGACAGTGACAAATTGCTACTGTCCCACAAGGGGTGGGACAGCAAAACCCAGTGTTTATGCGGGTTTTGAGGCGGGTGTCCCAGGTGTCCCAGACACCCTGAGACAGTGCCATTTTGTTACTGTCCCAGGGGGGGTGGGACACTTTTAGGCCGGTAAATGCCCCCGCTGGTCCACTCGCTTGTCTTCTTGCGTTATAAAGAATCCCGTCCCCGCCAAGGCATTCTTACCCGCGTCAGTGACCGACTTATCATCAATGAACTGCCACGCTTTAAGGCGCTTGATAATTCGCTCTGCTGTGCTCTTAGATACTTTCAGGCGCTCACCTAAAACACGCACAGAGACAAACTCGGTATGCAACAACGTCATCACTTCTTTAGCCGTCACACCCTCGCCTGTTGATCTCTCCGCAATTTTGGAATTAATTAAATCGTCAGCCACTTTTAAACTGGCTGAGGTAACCGCAGCGCCTTCGTCGTCCACCACGCCAAGTAACTCGACCGATGACAATCGCAACAACAAATCCGGTGGACACTCGGCCTCTTTCATTTTTGTAAAACGCACGCGTATTGCACCAC